TCCCGACCAATCCAGTGTCAATATACTTAGTCGAACCATTACTTTTTAGGCCAGCCAACTGATCCAGATCACCTACGACAAAGTTGTTCTGTGTAGGTACTGTCATACCGTCCCTAAGAGGAACTGTGACACCTTGTATTCCTACACCCACGAAGGATGTGGAGGATTCCATATCGTCCCAGTAAGCTCCACCAAGCGTTACTAGACTATCAATGTAATTAGCTAGTGGCTGCTTGTAGTCAACGTAGGTGGTGTCACCTGCTGCGTCCAGGCGGCTAAAGTAGTTCAGTGCCTCTGGTGAGAACGGTGCTGATGAGCCGAACGCAGTCGAGCGTAGCGATAGGCCGATGCCGATGCCGATGCTTGGAGCGTGGCGAATCATCTAGTAAAGCGCGATAAGAGATGTCGCGGTGGTCGCTGTCGCATTGACGCGCGCAGTCTGCACCGGTAGGATTGAGCCAGCCAGGACGGCAGTGAATACCACCGTGGTGCCGGATAGATCGACGATTGAGATGTCACCACCGGCGCCAACGTAGATTGCCCGGCAAACGTTGAGCGGCAAGTCAGCTCCGTCATTTGGTGTGATTGCACGGCAAGCGCCGCTTGAGTGAGTAGATGTTTGGATGCCCATGATATATAGTGTTATTGTGTCAAGTTTAATGGTCAGCGAGTAGGATCACCGGGCCTTTAGCCACGACGTCTACGCGTTGTGTGGAGTCTTCCACGATTTCAATTGTAAAGTTCTCGCTGATGTCGCCCTGTGCTGCTGTAATTGCTCGAAGGATCTCTGTGCCAGTCGCATCAATGGTAACAGTCCATCCATTGGTAATCTCTACGCCTGAGGTGGTCTGCACTAGCGCATCAGCATTAATCAATATCAACTGCTCTTCGTGCTTAGTAGCGTTGCCGCTAACAATGCGCGAAACGCTCACGCTAGAAATAGGCCGAATCGCTGAAACGTCGGCAGTCAATAATTCCTGCACTCCGAGTTCGTCAAATCGCACGCTGAAAGCGCCATTGCCAAACTTGTCTACGCTGACTGTGCTGTAGCCTGGTCCTTGATTATTGTGCAAGGCATTTAATGCGGCTTCAATTTCAGTCGAAGATGCATCGTAATCAAGTAGGCTAGTTGTCGCGATCAGCAGAGTTAGTGTTGGTGCATCTGCTGCGCCGTCATCGTCAACAGTCCAGCCAGTAAGGTTTGGACCAGATCCGGCATTGCCATCGCTGTATAGGTATAAATTGGCAGGAGTTTGAGTTGCGCTGTCAGCTTGCACAATATGCCAAACGTTATGCTCGCCATGTGTCTCGCGGCGTATGAAATACAGCGTGCCATTGTTTGAATACTGCCAAACTGGATGATTGTTAAACTGCGTTTCAATTAAATCATATTGGCCATTTGCCGCCGTCGTGCCGGCACCAGAGACAATATAAGAATCATCACCGTTGCTGATCGTGAATGTTCCGTCCTTTGGCGTTTGATCGTCGAGCGTGACTGATAAGCGCGGCGTGTAGCCGGTAGCCCCAGATCGTGTGTCATAGTTGCCAGAATCAACTAGGAATAGATTTACATCAATTGTCTCGCCGTATGCCAGCTTTGGGAATGCCTTTGGCGTGTAGGGTTGCGAAACGCCTGCGACCAGCGCCGATTGCAAATTACTCCGCGCTGTTTGAACTGTTAAAGATTGAGCCATTTACAATGGCCCACTGTGTCAAGCTAGACACTAGCAGGCCATTGAATTTGGCGCTAGTTTGGCATGACTGAAATAAGTGCTTCAACCTCTCCTGCGCTGGCTTTAGCGTAGACGCTGCGCCCTGCTGCGCCTTCTTGCGTAGTGGCTACTGTGAAGCCTGTGGCGCCAGTGTCGGCTATATTGGTGCGCGTGCCGGTGAAGTTGTCGGTGATAGTAAGTAAGTCATCATCAACTGTGGCATCGTAAGTGATTCGGAAGTCTTCAAGGAAGTCTTCATCTGCGCTGAGATCGGTGAATATTGCTAGTGCCACTTCGGCCGCAGTGTTATTAGTTACGATTGAGCTGATCTTGGCTGAGTTTGTCGCGCCGGTAGCTGGCTCTGGTGTGCCGCTATCGTCAACATCAATCCAGATCGCCCATGTGCCAGAGTTGCCATCTAAGATGACATATTTTGCATCAAGACTATCTGCAACATCAGCCACAGTGACCATTGTTTGAGTCTCAAACTTATCGAGGTTGCGCAGTCGCAGGATCATTGTATCACCTGGCGCTACTTCAAGATCGAAGTTTACATTGTCAGTGCTGACTAATACAGAGCCTTCAGTGCCTTCATGGCCGAATGAAATGTATCGAGGTGTCAGCACGGTATCGATATCAACCAGACCAGATGAAGTGGTCAGGGTAGTTACGCGGACCGATGAGGATTCTTCCTTAGCGGTATAAGCATCAGTCTGATTGAATGAAATCTGTGCTGTTGAATTATTGAGTGATACTGATGAGAGAATAGTTGGTTTAGCCATAATGTTTTAAGGTTTGAATGATTTTGATTGTCCGTTGAGTAGATCGCGTCGCCTTTTGCAGCCGCCGCATTCTTGAATATTAGTTCCGACGGTTCTGTCGATTGCCTTGGCTATTGGGTGGGCAATTGCGTGAACCTTGTCGCCTAGCCTCAAATCCCGTATGAGTTGTTCGCCAGGGTATTCGACTCGTCCGTCTTTATATTTGATTTTCCACATATTAAATAACCTCTTCTACCTCTTCATCTTCTTCGCATGGGTCGTCTGCTAGGAAGTTATATTGAAAGACGTCATCAGCTGTTTCTTTTGTAATCCATGCGATTTGATAGGGATTAGTGCCGTCAAGTGGGTCTACTCGATTGTAATTGGTACGATGGAACACGCCATATACCCCAATGCCAGCTGCGCCAGCAGAGATGCCAGGTTGAGAACTGCCAAAAGTCATAGTCACTGGATTGTATTTTTTTATTTGAATCGAGCCAAATATTGCCATGCAAGACGATGAACCATCTGGTTGCAATTGGAGTGGGTCTGGTGGAAATATATCACCAGTTGATCTCTGGATTCGGTACAATGCCGTCAGTGCAGATGATGTGTTGATGATTGCATAGCCATTGCCGTAATTACTGCCAAGAAAGGTAGAGTTAGTGGCCAACGATGCGGTGTTAAACTGTTGTCCGTAGTGAGAATAGCCGCCGCAACTTCCAGATGTAACGGTTGTATATACCAATTGATTAGCGCTCCAACTGCCAGCAGGCGGTCGTTCGCTACATAGCTGTGCAATATCTGCTTCTNGTGCTTCAATTATNGCTTNAAGTGCTTCTATCTCTTCTTCNNANTCTTCGCAGTCTGTTAATTCTTCTGTTAATTCTTCAAGGCTTGGGACATCTAATGTCGCACTATCATCGCTAAAATTAAACTTAGGCGTTCCTGTCGGAGATATTGAAACAGCTCGCATGTCGGTCAAGATATTCATTCGCCGGGCCAACTCGCTCACTTGCTCACGTAATTCATTATACGAGAGTTTCTTGGGATTTTTTAGCTGTGGAATAGACATCTAAATTATGTGCCGTTTAAAGTTGGCATGTTGAGTTTAGCATTAGTGCCAGCAAATATAAATTGAGGAAAACTTGTTTTGCTTACTGGATTAATCTGAATCTCTAAGAGAACATTCATTCGCTTGGTCACTTCATATTGAAGCTCCTGCAACTGCTGATATGATGGATTCTCTGGGATTTCTATTTTTTGTATACTCATCTAAATGTATATGCAGTCACAGCTTGGTATATGTCACCCATCCAGCGTGTAATCTTAGTAGACTCAGCGACGCTACTAGAACCAGATGGAATAACAGTTGAGAATCCATCATTTTGAACTACTGAAAAAGAAAATTGAGTAAATACAGGCAACAAAGAAGGATTAGTCGAATATTGATATTTCAACTCTGTTCTAATAACTTGTGATTGTGAAGGTGTTCTGACATATTCCTTTTCAGGGCCATAGCTTGTTTGAGTAGTAACTGCATCAGGCGTTCCTATTGGAGCAGTAGTTGTAATTACAAATTTTTCGCGTGTGCGGCCATAGACTGGTGGATTTGTAATGACAGTAGATGAGTAATCAACGTGATCAAGTGGCACTCTAGCGAATTTGCGGATGAATTTAATATATCCACCATCGTGATTGCTAAAATTAGAGTCGCCCACCCATCGAGCTTGCGTGTCTATGTAATTAGTGGATATCAATCCGGCGCTTGCTGCGCTTGATAGCTTAGTTCCATATGTAAGTATGTTCGCGTCATAAGCAGCCTGAGAGCATACGCACTCAAAAGAATATATGACTGTCGATGTATCATTGAAGTCTGTAAATGGTTTATTCATCCACGATTTAACTGCGCGGACATTTGCAAGTGCTGTAGTTGGTGTGGCCATAAGTTAAGAGGTTCGGGTCAATTCTGTTTCGATTGCTTTGAGGGACTCGGCGGATGACTTGGCAGCTTCTTCTGTGGCAACAGCTGGGTTTGCTGATGTGCCACCGCCTTGCGCAGCTAGCACTAACTGGTCAGTGATGCCAGCAGACCTGCCAGTTACATCTTGCTGTGCTAGCTTATCCCTTAGCTCGTTCAATGCCTGTATAGACTTATTACGGCGATCAATGAAATCTCCTCTGGCTTCAAATTCGCCACGCTCAATATTATAGCCCATTGCTGTGCCTGCCTTGCCAGCCTTGCCGGCGCCAGGTTTGGTAGCCTGCAAACTATCTAGCTTACCAGTCGCAGCGCCACCACCGCCACCGCCACTGTCTTCCGTTGCTTTAGCTTTCTCACCTTTAAGATCAGCCCATGCTTTTTTCATTTTCCCTGCGCGCTCTTTTGTTGATTTCTCAAAAGCAGCAGAGTCCAGTTCCATCTCTTCGGTCGCTCTTTTCCAATTCTTGCCAATCTCTTCTGGCACATCCTTGAGTGTTTCAAATGCACCTTTTGCTAGATCCACTGATTCTTTGGCTGCCTTGCGCGCGTCATTGACGTTTCCAGACATAGCAAGACCAGCTGCCTCAGCGCCTCGAGAAAGTGCTGCAAAGGATTTAATAGCTGGCTGCATCACAATTCCAACGCTTCTTGATAAGAATCCAAAGAAGGACATCGCTTTACCAGTCAGCATTGCAAACATATCACTGGTTGCTCCTAGTCCACCGAAGAACATCTGAAAGGCTGGAATAACATGAACAAGCACCTTGCCAGTCATGATTGTTAAAATGTTATTGAATTTGAACATCTCAACGCTCGCAGCCTTTAACTTATCAAGTGTGTCTTTTTCTAACACTAGTCCAAGTTCGTGAGCTTCCTTAGCAAATTTGTTTAATTCTTCACCGTTTTTAGCTAGTAGCGGCAGCAGCAAAGTGGCATCACTCGCTATTGCTTCCATAAAGAATGTCATCTCTGATTGGCTTAGGTTGGCTTTTTCAAGCGATGAAACATAAAGCTGTAGCGCATCTTTGCCAGATAGGTTTCGAAATTGCTCAGCAGTAACGCCTACTTTCGGCGCAATGTTTTCAAAAAAGTCCGCTAGTGGGCCGCCGCCAGTTTGAAGGAAGTCACCAACTTTATCGCTTACATCCTTTAGAATATCAGCTAGTTTTTCGTTCTCAATACCCATTGACCGAGCAGCGAACGCAAACTCTTGAAACTCAGTGGTGCCAGTGCCTGATAGTTTGGCGAGGTTGGTAATCTCACTGCCAAGTCTTATTGCAGAATTTGCTAATGCGCTGAGACCAGCTGCACCTGCAATTGCACCGAAAGATCGAATGGCATTTTTGGCAAACTTCGTTACACCCTTATCTGCTTTCGCTAAGCCACGCTGAAACTTAGTGGTGTCTAATCCAACGCTTGCTTGTATTTCTGTTTTAGCCATGTGATTTTAGAAAGTCTGATTTTACTGATCTGAGTCGTTTAGGTTCGGCATATTTCTCGCCGTTGCGAATACGCTGCGCCCGGCAGCATTGAAAAACTATGCGCAAATCAATATCTGCTACTTCTTGCGGATCGATACCGTAGGCCGCTCCGTATTCATCACAGAGAGCCGCGATTGATGGAATCGCTGGCATACTGTTCTTTTTAGATGTTCCACCGAAACTAGAAGCTGCTGGTGTTTCTTCAATTGAAGATGCTAAATGAGCGTATATGTCTTTGATCAATCCTTCTACATCTTTAACCTTTGCAATGCGCTTAACAAAGTCTGAGCTGTCTGCGCTTGGCATAAACTCTGGCATGTGGCGCCAGATGTATGCAGCAATGTCGCCCTCGATTGGCTTGTCGCCACAGATGAAAGCATTGCCGGCTAATTCAAGATCGGCAAGAGAACGTAAAGAAAGTGGCGCGACAGTAAACTCTCCAATACAAATGCCAACAGCGGACGCCCAAGGTGAAAGGCGCGCCCGCTCAATTGATTTCCTGACTGCCGCGTAATTACTCGCCGCCGTCGCTGTTGCTGTTTGCTTCGGTAGGCTCATTTTTTGCGGTTTTCTTTGTCTTCTTTTTTGCCTTTGTCTTGTGCGCCTTGTTGCGTGCAATCAAATCATCTGCCAGGCACTGCGCTACTTCTGCGGTCGAACCGATGGCTTTAATTTGACCACCGATTCGATACGCAGCTGTAAGCGTTATATCTACAAGATCAGACATACTATGCGCCGTAAGTGACTACTAGAACGCCGATTTCAAATACGTCGGCCTCGTCTTTAGAGCGAGATGCTTTGACGTTAAGAACACGCAATGTTGAAGCAGCTCCACTGTCGTCATAGTCATGAGTAAACTCGGTGCCAGCAGTTGGGAATGCAGTTGCAGTTGTAGCCTTCTGCAAAGTCATAGTGCCTTCGATTGGATCGCTAGAAGCGCGTGTTTGCTGCTCGGCCCAGTCGCCATACTCATCTGTGCGATTAATGCCGCGAGTTGTTTGCGACTCAATATCGATGGAGTCTGCGATATAAGTCACAGCATTGATGGTAACAACGTCAAGACCTTGTGGAAAATTAGCGGGTGATGTAGATGGTAATGCCATAATATTTTAGTGATTAGGTAGGTTTAATAAGGGTTTATGTGTCAAGCTATTCGGAATTGGATAGAATAAGAAAGTGCTGATATTCGGTGTTGATCTTCGTGGCTGCGCTCTGTGCCAGTTGGTATGATTTGGGTAGGTGATAGATTGCCGGGCCAATGTTTAGCTAGAATCGCCGCGTCGATCTCTTCGAGGCTTTTGCGAACAGTGGCCACTAATTGAGAGTGGCGGCTTTTAAATGCCGGGATTGTTGATGCATTAACTGTTGGAGCTGGCTCTTCGCCAAAACCATTTACCAGCCAGCCAGTTTCTGGAGGTGTCGCACTAATACTAGATATAAAATAATAAGAGTTTGGTGGAATAAAATCAGTGGGTGTATCTGTAATATACCAAGCGTTCAGGGTATCGCTCCAAAGATAAAATAGCGGAGTTGTTTCATCTGAGTCATATAGCGTGTATGCTGGACGACCATCAATGCTGTTGCCATTACGCACATAGACTCCATTGGCAGCATCGGTTCCTGCACCTGTGACATTATACTCGTCGCGAGTAGGTGAAATGGTGACCTGATCAGAGCTGGCCAATGGTGTCTGCACTTCTATAGTTATAGAGCCACTGTAATTATCATACACGCCGCTGCTATTTTGATGCCGGTCGCTAATTGGCGCACCTGCGTCGATCTCCAGAGTGACGAACTCATCATGCAAATCGCCCTGGGCATAGTCGTCTGCGATGCGCAGCTCGATGTTGGCTGTGGCCAGTAGGGTTTTGAAGCCCTGCTCTAGCCCGCTCTCAAAGTCGTAGTATGTTAAGTCCATAAATTATCGGGTTTTAAATCCTGCCTTTTTGGCGTTAGCGCGAACCAATGCTTCTAAATTCTTGACCATCGCGACCATGCGAAAGCGCTCGACTGCGTTGAGTCTGCGCATTGTAACGTCTAAGCCTTTGGCGTTGCTGGTAAATCTTGCTATTGCTGGGTTGCGTGTAACTCTCACTGGCGTGTTTACTTTGCCAAAGTGCTTAGCGATCCACGCTGGCGCTTTCGGACGCCCCAAGCGCAGCGCAGCGAGCGCGAACGATGCCTTGGCGATACCGACGTTGTCCATTGCCCTCTTAAGTCCGGCGTTTACGTCTTTGTTTTGAAGCATGACAATTGGCTGAGTGCCGCGATTAACTCTGCCGCGATTGTTGCGTTGCTTGTTTCTCAAGTTGTCACTGTAATGGCTGACGCGCAAATTGTGCTTGTTCGATCCTTTCATGTATTCCAAGCGTTTTTGAATATAGGCCGTGTCCCCGCTTCTAATAGCTGAGCGCATATTCTTGTCGGTCCAGTTTGTAACTGTTCCCATTTTCTTTACAGCCGAATAAAAGCCAGCGCGGACCGCAGCCTTGCCGACGCCCATTGCGCCGCCGGTAGTGTAGGTCGGCTTGCCACTCATCTTTGGAAAAGACTTGAATGGAGGTGTTACCTTTGACAGTAGCTGTGCCAATAGCCCAGCCTGCTCCCTAACGACAGTTGGCTCGTCCAGCTTCAGTTTCCTGACCAGCTTCTTGGCTTTCGCCTTGAACAGCGTGGAATCAACTGAAAAGTTTTTAGCCATCTTGCTTGTGCAGTAGGATTTCCCAGGTAGCGGCATCGACTGATTCAATGCCGGTAATGATGTAGCGTGTCTGGTCGCTCTTGGTGATCGCCTCATTGATCATTGGTGGCGCACCTCGTATAAATAGTGACTTTGATACGCTCATGGCGTTAGTCGTTTTGACTTCATAGCCTTGCAGCTTGTCGAAGTCGGTTGGTGCATCATCGCCGCGAAACACGCCGCGAAACGCACCAGTATGATTGCTCATTGTAAATGATTCGCCAGCAAAGCTTTCTGCCTCGGCAAATCCTTTTTTCATTTCGTCGTCAAAGCTCATAATGTAAACAAATGCGGCCCGCCCGATATTGAGCGAGCCGCGTGGGTTTGTTTGGGTAGAATTTTACTTCTTAGCTTTTTTCGCCTTAATTGGCGCAGGCTGACCGATGACTTTCTTTTGCTTGTCGGTATGACCTTTGCGAATGTAAACGATCTCGCCGGGTTCTTCGCATGCCTTGTAAGCGTCTAAGCACTTGCCAGCATCTTCGGAACATTCCAAAACCTTGACGTCGCCCTTTGCGGAGCGGTGGATTGTGACTGATGGTTTGAACATAATTTTTTAAATTTAAGGATTAAAAAGCGCCCCGACGAATCGAGGCGCTTTAGAATAAGCTTACGCGCTTGTGATACGGTGTCCGGCTGTGCCGACTCCAACAGATGCTCCAAAGAGAACATTGACGTTGAAGTAGAGTGTGCCGTCAGCGCTATACCATTTGCGGAACTGAACTGGAAGGCCAAGACCTGGGATAACTACAGTCTCGACATCAACGCCAGCCTTAGCAGTCATTTCGTCTGCAACTACTGTGCGTGCTGCCATGATCAGAGCGGACTTTTGGAATGCGAAAGCAGCGAGGTTTTCGCCGTTTGCATCTGCAAGACTTGTTTCGTAGGTATCGAAGTTAGCAACGCGAGGAACCATTGCTTCGGCCTTGTCAGCAGTCATGCCTGGGATTTCAGCGCTGTTGAGTGTCTTTACAAGCGATGCATAGTATGCAGGGTTGCAGAAGAGCGAGCGGCCAGACTTGAGAGCCTTAGCGCTTGTCAACAGTGCGTTGAAGTCAGCCAGATCGTCGCGGTCAAAGTTTGCGGCGGTGATGACTTCAGTCGATGCGAAGTTAGCATTTACAACGAGGTCCCAGATGTAACTGAAGACGGACTCGCCTACTGCTTCAAGTGCTGGCTCAAGGAACAAGCGATTCAAATCGATTTCAGACTTGCTGCGCTCTAGGTCAGTGAATCCGTATGTGAATCCCTTGAACTGATTGAGTGTGATAGTCTTAGCAACCATTGCTACGTCAGACTCGTTGGTTTGGTATCCAGTAGTCATATCGCCCGCAGTGACGTTAGTCGGGATGCGAGTGGTGACAGATTCGCCAGACTGAGAGATATCAGTCGAGAAGTCTGTGGATAGTGCGGATAGAGGAGCGAACAAGTCAGTAAGAGCTGGTAAGCTATCTTGAGCGACTTGAGCTAGGTTTACACCTGCAATTGTATTAGCCATGTTATTTGTATTTTAGTTGGGTGATTATTGACCGATCACAGATTTATGTTCGGCATAAAATTCTTGAGCGCCTTGGAAGTCGCGTGCGTCTTTCAGTGCGTTGTATTCTTTCCAGAATGCATCTTCAGTCATCGCTTTGGGTGTTTCCTCTTCGATGGCATCTTCGATGGCTGGTGTGCCAGATTCAGCGAGAAGTTCTGCGGCCTTTTCTGCAATCGCTTGTGCGGTTTGCTCGGTCGCTAATGCGAGTGCGTCGATGTGTTCTGTCTTCAGCAATTCAACTTCTGCTTTTGAATCAACGATTTCGTTTTGAATCAATGCAACTTGCTCTTCATGCAAATCGATTTCGTTTTGTAGCTTTTCGATTTGAGCGTTGCACACTTCAATTTGACGTGCTTGGCACTCAATCTTGATGCCGTCGATCTTAGCTTGTGGAATGGCGCTGAACTCTTTGAGAGATTCCATATCGCCAATCGAAGCTGCTGCAAGGTTTGCGTCGCTGATTACATCAATAAAGCCATTTTCAAGTGCTTCCTCTGCGGTGTAATAAGTTTCTTCTTCCATTGCTGCGTCAAGTTCTTCGGCGCTTAGGTTTGAGCGGCCATAGCTTGTGCGAATGTTTGATTCCATCTTATCGAGTAAGTCGGCATCTTTGCGAAGTTGCTCGGCGCCGCCCATGCTCATGGTCCAAGGGTTGTGGATCATCAACAGCGCATTGGCTGCCATGTGGATCTCGTCGCCGGCCATTGCGATGACGGATGCCATCGAAGCTGCGAGCGAGTCAACGTGTGTGACTACTTTAGCGCTGTGGCGCTTGAGTGCGTTGTATATGGTGTTGCCTTCAACAATCGAGCCGCCGCCAGAAGCGATGCGTAGATTGATAGTTTCAACATCGCCTAAGCTTTTCAGCTCGTCAATGAACTCGTTTGCTGAAATACCAAATCCGCCGATTGAGTCGTAAATGTATATTTCAGCCTCGGTGGATTGATTGCCCTCCGCGTCTGTTTTGCGGTCCATTGCGAACCATTTATTTTGTGTAGTCATAAGTTATATATGGGTTTATGTGTCAAGTGACTGAGATTCTTCTGATTCAGTGTCTTCGTCTTCGATTTCTAAAGGGATATCGCCAGGCATCAGCACGGTGCCAAGTTCGGCATCAGCCAGACCATTGGCTTGTGCGATTAGTTTGCGCTGCGCTAAGTATTCAGCCCGGCGAGTAGTAAACTCGATTGGATCATATCCACGCTTGGCGAGGATGTCGTATTCAGATGCGACGCCAGCGCGTAAATCTTCGCGGTCTGCCTTGCGTGCGTTGCCATCGTCCACGGTAAACTCACGCGGCTTGGTAAAGCTGCACTTGGTCCAGTCTTCCGGCAGTGTGTAAATACCTTGCTTGGCGCGCTTGGCGATGATGTAAAGCGCCATGCGTTTGCGGAATCGGGCCAGACACTCAACGCGATCATTAATCGAATCGTTGATATCACGCTGAAAAGCGCGAACACCAGCGCCGCCGACTGCGGAACTATCAAGCATCTCTCGACGCCATTCCATGCCGTAGAAGGCTCCAGCCTCAATCTTGTCGCTAAATTTTAAGAAGCCATCACTGGGTCGATTGCTTTCATGCGTTTCAAGTTTTGAACTGTTCTTGAGATATCGAATGGTGCCGCCTGCGAGTAGCTCGGTTTGGAATGGCGCCTGAGTAGCGCCTGCCTGGCCGTTGATAATGCTGGTGGCGGTATCACGTTTGCCGGTATCGTTGGATTCTTTAAGAGTTAGTGCCGCATTAACTTTCTGGCCGATCTTCTCGTAATCTCTGACTTCTGCCAGATCATACCAGTCGAGCATACCAGAAGCAATGGCTGGCACACCTCTACCCTGTGAGAACCAATCAGGATCTGTGATATGGATCATGTCGCGAGCCGATACATCGCGGTAACTTTCCCGGTCTTCGCCCATGACTCGATATGCAACCTCGGCCCCGAAGTCATTGTAAATGATGCCGCTTTTAATTTTTAATCCACGGAACTTGCCGCTTTCTACGCGGTCCTCGTTGCTGTATGGATCGCTGCAAATGCGATGTGCTTCTAGCCATTGTAATTTTGGAAAGCCAGTCTTTGATTCTGTAAGCAATACAAATACATCGCCATCGACGTCGAGTGACTTCGACTCAATTTTGACATTGCGCCGGAATGAGAATTGCGGACCGCGAATATCAATCAGCCCGTCAATAGCAGCCATGTCGGCTTCAACAGCAGCGACAAAGTCAGCATCTTGTGAGTGAGACTGAAAGCGCCAGGACTCGCCATACACTTTGCCGCTCTTTTGTTTTACTGCTCCACTGACTGTGCTGTTGCTGGTATAGATAAAGCGAGCGTCGTTGCGCAGCAACAGTGTCTTGTGCCGGCTCATNAAGTCGAGCAGGTCGCCATTCATATCTCCTTGCGCATTACGTTGCGCGCTAGTCGATGCAGTAGGATAGGCGCTATCATTGCCCCAAAAGGCATATTGAAAAGCACGCTTGGCGCGCTTAGTGAAAGCTTTGATCGGTTTAGTAGCCATATTCAGTCTGTCTGGTGAAACTAGCAACGGTGACGTTTGTGACTTCGCCATTGGTATCAATTAAGTATGCAAGCAACTCGGCGTCTGTCATCACTCCATTAGAAACGCCGCCAATTTGAAGCATGCGCCATGATTCTCGGACCATGTTTAAAAAGTCAGCGCCCGATTGCCCGGCTGGTAATTCATAGGTAAATGATTTACCTTGCACCGATGCCGATACGACATATCTGCCGCCCTGCTCGGCAGTTGTATATTGATTGGCCGCCAAAGTCTCTAAGGCTTCAATTGTCGCCGCCGATGTCTTGCCCACATGGCACCATACTGAAAAGATAAAATCACGCATTAGTAAGCGCGTCTGTGTCAAGTATACTGGTGTCTTAGTCTTTCTCGTCAGTTGGCTTTTCGCTTACACCGACTAGGCCAGCCATCGCTGCTGCGACCAGTTGCATTTTTTCGCAGTCGTAAAGGTGATCATTGCGTGCTGTTTGTTTCCAATCGTAATACACGCTGCCATCCTTTGGATTAGTCTTGGCTATTCTCGCCCACGAATTGAGTTGATTCAGATAGTTCGTGCCGGCGTTGTTTGAGTGTGTCCATAAGCGCTTAGGCTCAGACATTCCACGCAGTGTAGCAAAGCGGCTACGCGCCTCGTTCTCAGCATACCAGAACTGGATACAGTATTTCATCTTGCCGTCGCCATCGTTGGTGCCTTGCCATGTGTCAACTGGGATTGGCTCAGAATACATTTTGCGCATGCCATCTGGATGCCGGAATGGTTTACAGTTTTGACCGCGTAATACAATCCATCCATTTTTGGCAGCGATGCGTTGCACTTCAGTTGTATTGTAATTGCCATCCACAAACACTCCTGAGCCATCCAGACCATTTTGCAAGATGCCATATTTATCGCACATCTCGACAATGTGCAAATCACTGAGTGCCTTATGCGCTTCGATCAAGCGCGATTCTACGCCTTTCGACCATGATCGTATGACATAGTAAAAGTGATCCTTTTGCACGTCGATGGTGCAGAAAGTATATTCAGCATCTTTCCATATCTGGCTAGATGGATAGTCACCTTCACTATTCTCGTTGTCTGATAAGACAATAAAGCGCGACACATCCCACGGCTCGGCCAGTCGCTTGCGCACAAAGTTCTCAAGTGCTTCCAAGTCGCCGCGATTCTTGGATGCTACTGCGTCGTGATATTGGCAGGCCAAGTCATCCCACGGAAAGTGCGCCATGGCATTGTATTGATAGAAGTCGATCTTTGGGTCGCCATTAGGATTCATCGAAATGTAGCGGCCCGATTGATTGCGCTGGTGCTGAGTTGTTGGATTAAACTGCATCTGACCGGCGCAGAGCTGGCATTCATAATAAACAGAATCTTTAATCTTTGAGTAATCCGTTGATTGATCTTCATTCAACACATCGTCGCCGCTTGCAAATTTCATGCCTCCAGGTAGTTGATCGCCGTCCTTCTGTTTTGGCTGTGTCCAAATGTAAGGGATCATTTCGCCGCAGCAATCGCATGGCACATGCCAGACCTTTTGCGTTGAGCGCTTCCAAAGCACATCAATCTCACTGCCAGCAGTCTGGCCCGATGTCGGCAGAAACATGCGCCAGCTCCACGGATAACTTGAAAGCCGGTCTTTGATCTGGTCAATCCAGCCAGTCTCATATGCCCACGACTCATCGAGTGTGACCATCTCAATTGTCTTGGAATTACGATGCGCCAGAATGCGAGCGCCAAGCAGCCGGATAAAGCCATATGGGAATTGCGTGTAATACGTTGTCTGCGCAAAGCGCTCGTCATTAATGATGCGCTTGATCGCTGGCGTGTTATTGATGAGCGGCGTAAACTTGTCATCACTGAACTCTTTGAGCGCTTCCTTAGTTAAGTCGTAATGCGCCTGCCGGCTCGGCGTGGTCTGCGCCGTATACAATTGAAGCAACTGAGCGCACAGCGTTTTGACGTGCTGAACTGAACCAATCAGGCCAGTCATCCCGGCGCGCATGTTGGCAGCGCTGCGAAGTGGCTCACTCATCAATGGATGCTTGGCCGCGTCAAACTTGCCGTAGTCAAGCTGGATGTTGCGCTCACACCAATCAACTGGGTCTGGTTGCGTGAGTTTCAGTAGATCAGTCATTACTTAGTCCACAAGCTCTCACTGTTTCCAAGGTATTGCTCTGACTCAAGCTTTACGCATTCGACCACCCAGCTAGGAATGTTCGGCGCGCCTGTCACATTTGACACCTTATCAAATCCACTAAAGAGCCGGCCACCTGTTACTGCTGGCTTCAATGCATGATACAATTCGCCTGGGTCATCATATCCAACAAGCTGCTCGCACATAGATGTCAGCACACCTTGCACGCATGCGTTGCCGGCATAGAACACTGCCCGCATGATTCGCTCAACCTCGGCCCTTGGCAGAACAGTGCCGTTGTCAATACCAAGCTTGGCCGCATGTATCTCGGACCGCCTAATCGACTCGTCCTGCTTTAAGAATAGATCCGACCAGAACTTTACTTGATCCTGATCGTTTGTCATCGTCGCTTCTTCCAGCTTCTTCTGGTAATGATCGCGGAAGTCTTCAGCAGTCTTTGCGTTTTTAGGCTTCGCAGCTTCTGACTTCTTTGGCACCGGCTTGATGCCACGAGCTTTCAGCCACGCTTTTACTTCTGGCGACTTTCGAGTTAGACCATTCAGCCACGTAATCATTTTGGGTTCGTTCTGATACGGTGCGCCCATCTTTAGCCATCCACGGAAAACTGTTTCCGAGACGCCAAATTCTTCTGCGTAGTGCTTATGTGTCTTGCGTGCCATGCTTATTGAGATTGAATATCATGAATCAAAAAAGTTTATTCATTTAAAAACGACCCGAGGCGCTTCACCCTCTGAGGGTGCTTAAAATACAGGTG